TATTTGTCCACCCCAAGCACTTATTGCTCTCATAGGGGAAAGAGCTTCTATTGCAATTTTAGGAGCATTTGCAGAAATACCAATTGATTTTGTACTAATAACCTCAAGACCTAAATATCCTTCGCTGTGTATATATGCTCCGCGAGTTCCTGCATATGCACACAAGGCTGTATTATCAGTGTATAGAAATGCTGCAAATGAACTCAAAGGACAAGTAGCACTTAAAGCACCTTTTAAAACAAATTCTCCAAGAAAAGGTTGTTGTTGACTGGCTATTGGATCATGCGATGCATCAGGGTTTGTGTCATTACCATATGTATGGTGATTACGTCTATGCCATTTTGAATGAAAACGATTACTCATATTTTTTTAGTCTCTGTTGTTAGCAGGAACCGTTCATTTCTGAAGGTTACTATTATCAATATTTATACCGGAGGAATTATTTTATCACAACATTCTGAAACCGCAGATCCCCATGTTTTACTTGGAGCATAGGATATTGGGAAACTGCTTTCAAGTTCTGCATATGTTATGGGATTTATGTTACATATACGTATTGCAGGAAAGGTTAATTTATAACAAGACATTGCTTTCCAAGACCAGCAAAACGCATCATTACATCCATTATTATTTGATTGTACATTATAATCAGTTATATTTAAAAACAGCTTTAAATCATTTAAAGCACTGCACAATTTAGAAAATTCTCTGTTCATTACTTGTGGTGTGTGTAATTCATTTACGCCAACACCTAATGTTTCACCCTCTATCGTTCCATCAAAATAAGGCAAATCATTTACATTAACAGGAACAGATGCAAAATAGTTTATTATATTTGTAGATGTTTGTTCAGTGGCTAATACTAATTTGTAATTTAATGAACTTCTAAAGGTTTTAATATTCTGAGCCATTCTTATTAAACATCTATTATAATTGGTATCAGATGCTAATTCATCTCTATCTATTAATAACTGATCTTTAGACCAATACTGATTAGGTAATCCTTCTCCAACTTTATATACTTCTAAAATGTCTTGAATTTTTATTATACACTTCTCGGTCAATAATAATATAGAACGATTTTTATCTTTTTTAGCACCAATGAAAACAAGATTTGCGGGAAGATCAAGTTGTGATATAAAGTAACCGGAAGCAGAATATTTGTAAACATCTGTCGAAGTAACTGCATATATAAAATCTCCTACTTCATCAAATATAATTTTAATAATGTTTGAAGTAATATTATTTAATTTAAATTTTGAAACATAAGAAGCTCCAAATGAATCAAATATATATATAGTTTTTGTTTCTGTTAATACATATAATAATTCAAATTCTGGATGAACTGCTATGTTTATAGGTCTTTCATCAAAAAATTCATCGGTTTCATATGTATAAATCCAATTTAAATCTGTATTATATCTTTTAATACATCGATTGTTAAAATCCAATACATACAAATTTTGTCTTTCATATGCCAATTCTGATGGAGAATTAAATTTATTAGTGTCTTTTTTAGAACCCAATCCGCCAACATTTAATGTATACTTTAATGTAGATTGAGTATTGAATTCTAAATCAAATCTATAAACTCTATTTTTTGGAGGGTCTGCTATATATGCTATGGTTCCAGTTTCATCCACTTCTAATGAAATAGGATTTAAGAAAATAGTATTTAATGAATCTGATCCATCTAATTGTATTTGAGAAGAAATATTATCGGAAGATAAACATCTGAATAAGTTTCCATCCAATACATAAATACGATCATTAACTTCTATAGCATCTTTTATTTTTGTAAAATAAGAAAGTCCAGAAGAAACTGCTAATTTGGGATTAAAATAAAATTCGGTTCCAAAATCTTTTGTATACCATCTTATTCCACTACTTAAATTAAAGGGATTAGTACCCAACCAACCAAAAAATATTGTTGGTGAATTAGTATTTATTGTTTGTAAATTCGATGCTAAATAGTCCAAATTATCTTGTATTCTACCTATTGAGGTATTGAATATATCAGAATCTCCCCATTCATTTGGTTGAATGAAAACTTCTTCATTTGTATAAGGAAGTGTTAAAAAAGTTTCCTCCACAAATCTTAATGAGTTTGAATCATACGTTTGCCAATTATCTTTTACAAAAATTGGATTTGAATGTTCATACATTTTTATTGATCCATCATTATATAATGCACTGTAAGAAATATAATATGTACCAGAATTTTTATATGAATAAAACAAAGAAGAATCGAATGCGGTAATTCTATCGGAATCGTACTCACCAAAATTTACCATATATGCAATTATATATATATTGTTTGTAGAATCCGGTGTATCAAATTGTATAAATAAATCTTGTCCAGTAAGAACATACGCAGTTGATATAAAAATTTCTGGATTTGCAGCACTACTGCTTGATATTAATGTTTTAGTTGGTGAAATAGAAGTTGTTAGTTGAGTAACAGTACTCCATAAATCCCTAGAGCCTGTATAAACATTATCTGGATAGTTGTCAAAAGTTGATGAAAATATTTTTTTATTTATATTTGAAGAAGCATATAAAAAAAGAGTATTTTTCTTGGTTCCTGATACTTCGAGTTCATTGGCAGGATCTCCTATTACTAATTCAAATACATCAAAATTTCCTGTTGTTGCTGGAATTTCTCTATTAACCGTCCAAAAATATGTTGAAAGGGTATATGTTATTGTTCCATCGACTATTTCTACGGGAGCATTTGGAATGCTTGTACTTATACTTTGATATATTGATATAACACGATCATTATCAATATCTATAGCAGTTGTATCTACCATATATGTTGTTGTTATATCTGTATAAGGAATTAATTTTAAATTTTTTTGTAATCTATTTGCACTGTTATTATCAGATTTTGCGGTTATATTAAATGTATATGTATTTAAATCTAAACCGCTTGGCATTTTATAATATATTCCATTATTTTCTGGAAATAATTCATCATTAAATGCTGTTAGTGTTATAGGCAATCCGGATGATGAATACATTTCAGTTGCATATGGAATATTTGCTAATGTATAATAAGAAGAAAAATTTTCTAATTTTGTATTGAGATTTTCTCCAGTATAATATCTAAAATCATTTAAATATGATTTATTTGCCGATAGATAATACCCCTGACTATTTGATATTTTATTTCCATATGCAGTGTTGGATGGTATTTGTGTATAGTTATTCTGATCGGAAAGAGTCAGATACTTTCCATTTTTCCAGAAAAATTCTGGAATTGTTAAAAACTCTAATGATTTATTAAATTCGGATGAATCTAAAATATTTACTACAGTATTTGCTTGAACATTATGTGCGCTCGTCCAGCCTGGAACAATAGCATCTAAAGCACTTAAACTTATTATAGTTTTAGAAACATTTGATATATTAACATTTATAGGATTGTTTCCATATGTTAATGTATTAATATTGTTATTACTAGATACATTCCAAACAATTGTAGAATTTATATATGTTGGAATAACATCACTTAAAGAAGAAAATGTATAACTATTTGTTGCATTGTTTGGTCTAGTAATTATATAGTTCTTATCTCTTGTGTTTGAAATTTCAGATGAAATTTTTTGAAATGATGTATAATATCCTAAAAAATTCGTATTAAAAATAGAAGGATCTGGAAAATCATCAACTTGAAATATATAACTTCCTTCTATTAATCCGGATTGAGTATCTATAGAAGCAACAATTCTAACAGTATTTATATTTGGAATTGTACTATTATATGGAGGCGTTACTTCTACTTTTATACTACTTAAAATAGTAGTACCCAAGTCATATCCATATGAATATAAACTTAAAGATGGATATAAATAAGAATTTATAGGAATTGTTTCATAATCAATATCATCATTATATGACCAAATCCAATTCAATTGAGCATTTGATGGTAAATCATACTGTCTTCCTTTATATGGAACTGCACATGTTAAATAAACACTTCTAGTTTCATTTAAATTGTTTATACCATAAGGTGCTCCAACTAATAACCGTTCTTCTACAAAATAATTAAAAAGTGCAGAGTTTGAACTTAGGTTAGTAACTTCGTTATATTTTTGAGAAGATAAATTTATTACTGTTGTTTGTGGACCATATCCAGAAACAACTACAGACCAAGTATTAAAATCAAAAGGAACGGCACTAAATGCAGGTATATTTTGAATAAAATTGCCGTCAATGTCTACTGAATTTATAGTAACAGAATTATTTTCTGGAGTAAAAAACCAAGATATATAAGAATTTCTAAGATCTCTTGTAGGCCAAGAACCTGCTGAGTTTAAAAAAGATCCATCAACTTCCATATAATCTTCGCTTTCATATGTCTTAGAAAGAAATATTGGCTGACCGCCATTATATGGTAATTCACCGATTGCCAAGCGTATTCTGGTTGCTTCGTATGCATCAATATATCCAGCAATTGTACATAAAGATGGTCTTAAACTAAAATCTAATTCTCCATGAGTTGTTATTGGATATGTAATTAAAAATGAATTGGCAGAAGACGCTTGAATCCAACCAGAATCTACCAATGAATATGGAATGTCTAAATTAGTTCCATAAAAACAATAAAGAGAAGATAAGAATACACTATTAGAAGGAACCAATGGAGAAAATTTAATATAATCCGAACCGGATCCATACCACAAATCATAGCTAATAAAATTAAAATCTGAAGTTATGAATGAAGAAAGAGTTACAGATGATGTATAATTTTTACCAGATGTATATTTTTCAGAAACCGAAGAACATTTTAAATAAAATGTTAAATTCGCAGTTTCCATCAAACCAGTAATATTAGGTTCTGCGGAACCAGTTAAAGATGCTTTGTAAGAATAATAGTGAGGAGGATATTTTGTAGTCCAATCAATATTCTGAGAAAGGTTTGTTGCATGGGGAACTCCTAATTGTGCTTCCGTGATCGAAATAAAAGTATCTTGCCAAAACTCATTGCTAAATTTCATCGTAGGACAATCTGCTATATAGCTAACAGAAATAGAAGTATCGGGAATTCCCGTTACAAGATTTATTATAGAAGACGAGGAATTTAAAGATCCGTTATTGAAATATGAAAAATTACTATTATACAAATCAAAAACACCGCTTAATACACAATATCTAACGTCTCCAAGATCGATGTCCAAAGTATCATTTTTAATTTGTACCAATTGAAATGCTTGTTTATTAGCTGGCATTTGTGGAGTGATTATATAGGACGATTTTAATGTAGGAGATAGTCCTAAATTTTCATCCGCTCTCTGCTGTCCAAGCGAATATATAGAATATTTTCCTTCTGGATTTAATGCATAATAGTTTACACCATAAGTTATGTATGTTGTATCTGGTCTTATTCTAGAAGTTGATGTAGAATTTACAGGAGAAGGTTCCAATACTGTAGAATAAAATGTAGGATTGTATGAATCGGTAAAAGTTATAAGCGGAAGACCTACTCTAGTACGAGAAGCACATAGATTGTAGACAATCGAATAGGTTGAATCTGATATGAGGGACGTTGTTACTGGATTTGTTTTTAAAAAATTTATATTTCCGCTTGCAGCATCTAAATCAGTAGTAGATCCTAAGTAATAATTTGCAGCTGTACTTAATAAAACAGTTTGAGTAGTTAATCTCCAATTATTTCCAACTTTTACAGGTTTAGCAGTAGGTTTTAAAAAAAGTCTTTTTGGATGTAATAAATATGAGTAATATCTTTCACCGATTTGTTTTCCCGGAGCAATGTCTATACTCAATGAATTTAAAGTATTTCCAATATTAAATGCTCTTCTTTCCGCAGAAACATTCCAAACTAAAAGCGTGTTACTTTTAGTATCCAATTCCAACAATCCTTGATCATAAAATGTTGGAACAGAATTCAAATAATTATATTTTCCATAATTAGAAGGCAATCCATTCAAAGGAACTGTTTGATTATTTACAAATCTAAATAAATTATCAGCAGGTATAGAAGCTAGTGCTGGATTTATTAACTGTCCTGCAATAGATATGTTATACACTTCATTCGGCCAAGTACCGGATTCGGTTATGTAATATGCCTGATTTGATGCCATGTTATCTACTATTTAGACAAAACTTCTAAAAATAAAGTTTTAAACATCATATTATTCTTCATTCGGAAGGAGACCAGTTGCATAGGTTTCTACTATAAACTCGTTTTGTGGTGTTGTCGTTTTTGTAGTTATTAAACAATCATTAGGATCATCGGTAGAAACTAAAAAGCTTCCTCTGATAACTAATCTTCCTTTAGTGTATGAATTAAGTTTTATTATATTTGACATTTTATTATATTTATGCAACAATAAGATAATCCTTTAAATCTATAGAATATGATATATAAGGAGTAGATGGTTTAGTGTTTGATTCAGAAGTATATATTTTTAAAACTCCACTCGTATAATCAACCCAATTATATATGTATTTATTCGTTCCTGTATTACCGCACATATTAAATGGGGGTGTAAACGTTATTAATGAGCTTGAAACACTTCCATTTACATCTATTTCTATATGGTTATTATTCGGATCAAAATAATTTTGATATGAATCATATCCAACAGCTACACTATTAGGAATTCCATCATATGCCAATCCACCGCCAAAACCACCTGCAATATTAGAATAACTTTGTAAAATAAACGTAATCCCATCTGCTCTGCTTCCACCCCCCATTGAAAACACATAATAACAAGACCAATTTAATAAATTTGAATTACTATCTAAAAAGTATATAGGAGTTGTATAAAAAATATTGCCAGTTTGGTCATTTCCTGCTTGCGTAAATCTAACAGAGTTTCCTATTTTTATTGCATCATTTAAATAATTAGAATTATTTAAAATGTCTGAATAACTCAAAGAATTTAAAGAAGAATTCCATGTTACATTATGCAGCCAGTGTTCATTAGTGGAAGCTCCGGTAGATCCTCCAAATCCTATATAAAAAGAATTTTTACCTATTTTACCTATTAGTGGACTTAAACAAGGAAAAACACATTTAATAGGTGGAGTTGGAATGTCTAAAGAAATATTTGGAGGACGATTTCCAACAATACCATCTATGCTTGTAGAATAAGTTGAGGGACTGCTAGAAACTATATATGGACTTCCGGGTCCTAAATCACAACCACAATCTGATGTAGTCGTAACAGGATCATTTTGAGTTTTTGAAACTGTTATATCATATGATTTTCCGAATCCAATGTAATTTACCATATCATGTAATATTTATAGTTACGTACTTAGTAATTTTGTATTTATTTAAAACGTCAATAGAGCATTGTATAAATCAATTTTTATATTGACTTCAAGGTTCTGTTCTTAAAATCTATTCCAGCATATAATTCATAATCATGATGACTTCTTACATCTCCCAAGCCATAAACTCCTAAATCTATATTATTGTCTTCCTCTTGCAATAAATGACGAAGACGTTTTTTACTTTCAATATCCATTTCCCACCACATTTTATCAACCTTACCTTGTTTTTTGTTTTCTTCGTTAAAATCTGTCCAATGCTTTGTTCTTCCTTCTCTGGTATATTCGTGCCAAATTACAAGCTTGTGTGGATGAAACAAATCATATCCCAATGTAAATGATCTAATGCTTAAACTAATTTCATCTCCTGCAAAATATATATTAGGATCATATTTATATTCTTTACAATGAACTCCTAATGTAAAATAAAAATGCCCACTTACAAATTTTGCAGGAATTGGTTTTTTTAAACTTTCCCAATTTTCAATAAAATGTGGATAAAATAATATTGTACCATATTCTGTAAATTTATCAGCAACCATTTTATATGGATCATGATTTAATAATTTATTTTCTTTTGGTGAATACATTCCAGCATATGAAGTAATGATTGGTTTTTTGGAATCCGTAAGGCTCATCATATTGATTAACTCTTCATCCCAATTTTGTAGAAACCTATGATGACTATCTAATTGTAATGTATATTCTTCTCCGTTCCATAATTTTTGTATAAGACTTCTAGCCCAACATAACCCTTTGCTCTTATTCCAAGGAATATCTATAATTCTAAAATCTGGAACGTCTTTGAATTGATCCAAACTTTCGGTTTCATCTCTTTGCCAACAAATTCCAAATGTTAAGTTTTTTGGATGTTTTGCTTTTGCTATACAATCTTTAATAGTTGGAATTAATTCAGGATCTCTATATGATGCAATCTGTACAAATATTTTATTTTTCATATATTAAATTATATAAATTATAATTTGATGATAAAATTATTTGTTTTTTGTATTTCGTAATTTTCAGAATTCCATATTCCGTTTTCAATTTTTTTAACAGAATGGTATAATGTATCATCTATTATATTGCATTTATATACATAATTACCAAAACTGTCTTGTATTTCTCCCAAAAAATCACCATCTGTATTAACTATTATAGATTTAATTTCTGATGTTGGTAACTGTCCTGTTATAATATAATTTTCATTAAAAGGAGCTATTCTGTAATTTTTTTCAAATAAAGAAAAATTAATTTCTTTATTTTTTATAAATGCTTTGTTGGAATATACACAATTTGCAAATTCTCCATCAAAAAATCCTTGCCATACCTTTTCTTTTACAATTTCCCAAACATTATTATTCTTTATATAAACATTGGAATTGTAACTTAAACTTAATATATTATTAACAAAAATAGGAGAACAATGAACATGAAAAGGAGATTTTGGTTCGTGTGGAAATTCTACTTCTTCATAATTTTCTAAATTACCAGAAACCAATTTCCAAGGCATGTAATTTACATTTTGATATTGTTTGTATTCATTTGCTACACAAAAATAACCAAAAATTTGATTTATAAAAAAAGGCATGTGGGTATATTTCATATTGTTAAGGTACTGGAGGTGGTATTAGCGATGTGACTGGATCTGTTTCACATCTTACAGTTAGCGACAGATAATCACTATAAGGAAAATTAGAATTAAATTGAAATATATTTGATAATGACGCACTCTCCCCACCGTTTTCTTGCCATATCAATGTTCCTTCGTTGGTTACCTCTCCACCTATAATATATGAATATCCCCCTCCCCCATAATACGCCATAAGATCATATACCCTATTTCCACCACTACAACATCCATTACGTAACCCAGCAGCTCCTTCTGCAAAATAAGAAGAAAGATCCACAGACCCCCCGTTATTTGGGATTGATGGGAAAGAAAACAAGGTTTTTTGACATATTGGAGTTGGTGTTGGAGTAGGTGTTGGAGTAGGTGTTGGAGTTGGAGTAGGTGTTGGAGTAGGTGTTGGAGTTGGAGTAGGTGTTGCAGTAGGTGTTGGAGTTGGAGTAGGTGTTGGAGTAGGTGTTGCAGTAGGTGTTGGAGTTGGAGTAGGTGTTGGAGTAGGTGTTGGAGTTGGAGTAGGTGTTGGAGTAGGTGTTGGAGTTGGAGTAGGTGTTGCAGTAGGCGTAGGTGTATGTATTGGAGTTGCAGGAGGCGTAGGTTCAGGAATAAGTGTTGGAGAATAGTTAGATGATGTTGCTGTTAGCTCAGAATAAGGATCTTTAAACAAACCATAATCATTTCCATATATATCATTCTTCCAATCAGTCATTGTTCCCTTATCTACAAGAAGTTCTTTTATTCTATCTTTATATGAAGAAGCTAACACTTCTCTTCTTAAAGATATTGGATATTTTTCCACATAATCCCATGTAGATGGTAAAGGAAATTTCCAAAAATCAAAGTCATCATTTTGTCTACAAAGACCTAAATTATTTCTTTTAATTATTTCGTATTTAGATTGATAAGGGGTAAATTTTTGATTGTTTAATGTATCGGTTATTCTACCAGCAGCATCTGAAGAACTATAAGATTCCATCATCCAACGATTGTCAATGTCAGTAATCATGGAAGGAGAATATTGATCTTTTTTGGTTAACCCTCTCTGTCTTCCGCTAAATTTATTTGTATTTAGAAACAATCTTTCTGCACTTATACTATCTATAAATGTAAGCGTATCCTTACTAACTTCTATTGAATATCCTCTTCCTCTCCAATATGAAACTCCTAGATTTTCGGGAAGCATATATTCTCCCAATTGCTTTTCCGATTTTGCTAAAGATGGCAATGAAATAGTGGCTACTGTAGGATAGAACACATTATTCATATTTGCATACGGATGAAAGGCTTCTACAGCAACCGCAGTATTAAAAACCGCAAAGGTATTTAAACACTTGTTTCTTAGATAAAAATCTTGTGTATATGTAAAAGCATTACGAGCATAGTAGTTATACTTGGTTGGTATGAACGATGAGTAACTTTCTAGTATAATATCACTTGGTTCCTCTGAACTATAGGCAATTAAATCTAAAGTATTACCGTTTCTAAAAATATCTTGTAAATTTGAAAAGTCTTTATAAAATACTATTTTATTCCATTGATAGGAAGACAGCAAAACATTTAAAGTTAAAGGCTGTGTCCATAATAAATTTGTAATCCCTCTCCTTTGATATGTCATGAAACTTCCATTGGATAGTGTCATATAAGATATTTCTGGTTGGTGAACAGGTAAATATCCATCTATGAACCTTACCTGACCACCAAAATACATTAATTGTTTTTCAAAGTGTTGATCTAAATCTTCTTCTGGTTTTGTATATGATTTAGCCCAAAATGGTTTTCCTCCATATCCTAAACCAACTCCAGTAACTTGAAATGAATTAGTAAAATAATCCCATCCATTCAATTTCATATTTATTGTAAATGATATTGAAGGAGTACTAAAAGAAGTATTATTAGATCCCTCATAAAATGATTCTGATCTGTGTACATAAGTCAAATAATCACCGGAACGCAATACCATATCAGAAATATCGTTTGTTGCAATCCAGTCTCCAAAAGTATTTCTAATTGCTTTATACCAAGTTGGAACAATGGATAGCTTAGAATAACTAAACAATGAAGCCAGATATTGAATAAAATTATTTAAATTTCCTTCTCCATCATACAAGTATTTTTGCAAATTGAAGTACCCATTTCTACTAGCAATTTGTTGCATATTTTCATTGAAATATGTATTAGGACCAATATCTACAGCATATATTTGTGTTCCTTTGGTTTTTAAGGTAAGCGAGTATGGAACTGCACTTCCAACATTTATTGTTTCATAACCATCACTTAATATAATTACAGACTTTACAGCGTTACTTCTCGGTACATTTCTATTTGTTTTAAATTCTGCTTTTCTCTGAATAATTGCATTTAAAGAATTACAAATTTCAAAAAAACTGTCTGGTTCATTATTGTCATATATTGTAGTATTTAAAATATAATCTGAAAGATACAATGCACTATATATGTCAGTCTGAGCAGTGGTTGTTATTGATTCTGATAAAATATCCTGAATAGCAAAATTAATTACATTTAAATCATTGGTTAAATAAGTGGAAGCCAAAGCATATTCATTAAAAGAAATTATTGAAATCTGAACATTTACATTTCCATTAATTAAACTAGAAGCAAATTCTTTAACTATTTGTATTGTTTTTTGTATGTCTTTGTTCTGTGAATAACTTTTATCTATGACTATTGATATGTCAAAAACATTATCAGAAGTATTTGTAGTTATTCCTCTAATATTTTTATATGGATAATTTACTATTAAATAAGGATATGCATTATTTTCTTGCTCTACTGTGCTTACTACTAAATCACTTCTGAAAGACGTTCTATAATATGTATATCTTCTTCCAGTTTTTAAAACCATTCTAGAACCATTTCCGGTTTTCCAAATACCACTACCCCAACCAACTTGTTTATCTCCAAATATTTCATCTAATTTATAATAAGAAAATTGAGGACTTTGTAAAGGATTTAAACCTCTAGTATCCAACCAAGTATTAAAAGCAAAATCAACCCCTAATCCTTGCGGATCCGCAAATAAATAATCTGCCATTCCGTTATAATCAGTTACAACTTCTCCTGAATGTCCTATTGGAGAATATTTTGTAGATTTACATCTACATTTTGTCCATTCCGGTTTATCATCAAACGGATCAGGATTTTGATAATTTTGATTTGTATAATAATTATGAGGAGAACGTTTTACATATGGACAATCCACCGAATGTTCCCTATAAAAGAAAACATCATCTGCTATAGTATCCTCATCCATCCACACAAATGAAACTTTTTGCTTTGGATTTATTTTAGTACATAATCCTCCTTGAACAACACTATCTATATGAGAGGCACAATATATAGCATTAGTATCATATATAGAAATAGAATTATCCGCATCTCTGTTTAATAATTGAACAGAACCTGCCCCCAACCATGCAGCTTCCATAGGTTCTTCTGTTTTTGTATTTAGTTTATATATTAAATCCGCATTATTAAAAGAATTTCCTGCAACAGCACCTGAAGTTATTTTCGTAGCATCTATCTCTGAAAGATTAATTGGTAAGCAAGTATCATTTAAAATAGTAACTGGAAGATTTTCATTCAATGCATCGTATTTTAAAATAGGCCATGCAATGTCATTGGTTCCTTCTGATATAGGAATGTCAGTTTTTTCAAATTTATATAAATATGCTTGTTCTGTTTCACCTGAAAGAGCATCTATATATGTAGGATTTATTCCATATTCAAAAGATCTTTTTGTTAATGTATCCGCTTCATCTGAAAATTTTTCTGAAAATGCATTGCTATAAACTAAAGTTGAATCATTTATGTATATAGGAGAGGCAGCAGAGTTCGGAAGAGTATTTGAATAATATTCAGTCAGAATTTCTTTTTTTTGTTCATCCAATAACTTTAAGTATAAAAAATAATCATCATCATTTAAACTATGCCCATCCCAAAGACTTCCTTTTGATGTCAATTTAAATCCAGGATACGGATATATAAATTCCCTTGATGTTTGTGCATTAATCGTAAACTGCATTTTATCTTCTGCTTTTATTATATTTGGACCTTTAAGCCATGCACCCTCAAGATTTCCTGATTTATCTGTTAAAAATAAATCAGAATTAGTATAATCATCACCACCCGTTGCACCAGACTTTACAATTGAGGAATCATTAATAAGAATTGGATTATATACATTATTAAAAACAGTTTCATCAACAATTTTGTCACCAGAGGGCCAATAAAACCAATTATTTCCTTGCTCTAAATCTATATTCATAGTGAAATCTGGTTGATTTATTTCACTTGCCCTAATTGCAGTCAATCCATAAACAGTTTCTCCTAAATATTGTTGTGTTGCAATAATTTCATTGTATATTAAATTGCTAGCATTTGCAGATAATGCAGCAGTCGAAAGAGTAGGAATTTCTAAAAGATATTGATTAAATAATCTAGACAATGGAGTATCAGCAACCCTCGAAAGATATCTAGTCGAAAGCAATTCCAACACTTCGGTTTCTGTTAAACCCTCAAATGGTATTTCATTAACAACATGTTCTAAATCAACATACTGATTTATTGAAACAGAAGGATCAGAATCGTGATAATTTTGTGAATCATGCAATTCTTCCAATTCTACAAAGAAATTTCCACTAGCAGATGAAAGATCGGGAAAATAATTTGATAAAGAAGATATAGGAACCTGTGTAATATAATTCTCGTCTTTAGTAAATCCTTTTAAAATATATTCATACATCAAAGTTTCTAATCCTATGTTAGAACCTGCAAGATTGTACCGAAGCTTTGCATTTTTTACAGACTCTCTTTTATATGATAATACTTTGCAAACTTCCTTTAATTTTTTAACAAAATATGGAATTGAAAATATGAGTTCTTCATCATTATTATAATCTAAGTCAGCTAAAAATAAATCCTTTTCTTGTGTACCAAAAAGAAAATTTAAATCCTTTAAAAGTTGTATATAGTTTTTTTTAATGGCATTGCCATTATTAGAAGTCAGTAACGTATTACTCCTATACCATTCATGTAGATATTCTGAATAATATTCCTGTGCCGTATCTGGTTTTAAATTTTTTTGATACTTCAACCAAGTAGGATAAGTTAAAGGAGATACTGTATTTAATGGTGCTGACATTTATAATATTTAGATTGAAAGATAATAATTTCAGCGAATAAGTACAATTAACAAATGGACACATTCACTTCAGACTATTCTTCCAATATTCCAACTGGAATAACTTCTAACCTTATTACAAGTGTTTCGAGAACCGTTAAAAAACCTATTAAAGTTTTAGAATATTCTTCCAAACATAAAAAGGAAATAAAAAGTATACAAACTACATTATTGAAAATTGCTGAACTGCTATCAAAAGTAGATTGACATTTATATTTTTTGCTGTATCTTTAAGGAATGGGTAAAGTAATAGATTTTATAGCAAACACAAAAGAAATGTTGGAGGTTATTGAAAAACCATATCCAGCAATAACAAAGCTTCCTGATTGGATTAGTAATACTCCTTCGTATATCAATGGTAAAAAATCCGTGGATGACTTTGGTGATCCTACCAGCACAATTAAAAAGTGTTTACCCGTAGTAGATGCTATGACGGCAGGATATCATATTCCGCTTCATTGTGATGTTTGGGTGGAAAATGCAGGACCAAGCGATATTAATATAAAATGGTCTTGGGATACGCTACAAGTAATTGATATGCAGAAGCAAGAACAGATGCAAACATATCCCGTTCCAGAAGGATTTTATCCTACATCATTTAAATTTATAAATCCTTGGATTGTAAAAACTCCTGCGGGATGGTCTTGTTTATTTACCCATCCGCTCCACCATGATGATCTTCCGTATAAATGCCTTCCAGCAATTGTAGATACCGATAAGCATCCAATTCCTGTTAATTTTTTATTCTTTTTAAATAAAAATTTTTCCGGATTGATAGAAAAGGGAACACCAATGATACAAGTCATTCCCTTTAAACGAGAAGATTTTAAATCGCAATTCTCATTTGATACTGGAAGCTTCAAGCAAAAATGGGAAAAGGCTCATCAAGTATTTTTTGATAGATATAAAAAATTTTTCAGATCTCCTAAAAAATATGAACAAGGAGATCTGAAAAAGTGTCCGTTTGCATTTTTACATAAATAACTAAATATTAATATGAACCTAACATTAACACATAAAACCGAGTTTAAACCTAACGCAAGCTTCGTGGAGCGTGAATCTTTGATTAATACCGAAACTCTTAAGGTAATGGATACTCTTAGACAAAGAGGGTTTTATCCATTAGAGCATACAGTTACAAACAAAAACGATAAGACAGCAACGATTGTTGTTTCTTATAGAGTACAGTAAATGAGCGCAGGAAAGGGAGACAAACCTAGAAGCTGCTTTTCAAAGCAGTTTAAGGATAACTATGATTCTATAAAATGGAAGAACAAAGAATCAGAGCATAGCCAAAAAAATAAAACCACTAAGAAAAAATAATTTTCAATGCTAAAAGATTTTATATACACTATAAAGTTTTCTTTTTGGTATGTTTTTTTTATAATAAAAAAACTTCCGACATTGACATACCTGTTCTTGTATAAAGAATATCTTTATATCAGATTTATGTTTTTAAATATTTTTAAATAATCATGTATAAAATTAAATATAAAATTGCAGAGTTTATTGTTAATGTTCAATTATTTTTCAGTAAGAAATATTCTTATCAATATTATCAGAATTTGTATCTTTTGGAAGACATAGTAAAAGAAAGATATATAGAAAAAATTTCTAAACAGACAAAAACTGATTGGACAAAATTTTACAATTAAGTAAAAACAGGTACAAAGTTGCTCTAAAAAGTACCTTAAAATAAGAAAAAAGTTCCTAAAAATGGCATAAAACTTGCTATAGGTACATATTTTTTTCATTTTTTAAAACCCACTTTTGTTTATAATTAGGGACTTATATAATTTAATATAAAAATGAATTAAAATAAGGGACTTTTCTCTGTTTTAAATATAAGTAGATATATGAAATTTGATTTACTTGTAGAAAGTCTGCTAAACGAAGCTGCTCGTTGTACGGGTCCAACTAAAAAAACCCATTCTGACCGAAAAGGTAAGAAATACATGCAGTGTGTAAAAAATCCAAAAGGAAAAGGATATAAGAGAGTTCATTTTGGACAGGCAGGGGTAAAGGTAACAGGAAAATCTGGAAATACAAAACGAAAAAAATCATTTCGTGCAAGACACAAATGCTCCACTGCAAAACCCGGTACGGCCAAATATCTAAGTTGTAAAAATTGGTAAATCAACAATTAAATAAAGTATAATATGAAAAACAAACAATTATTAGAGAATATAAAAAAAATTAAAAAACGATTGAATGTTTTAAGTGAAGAGATAGAAAGGGATCCAAGTTTTAATTTCTTTGATAGGGTTCGTGAATTGGAAACTATAATACAAAACATAAGCAAAGAATTTATCGATGGACAATTGCTCCAGCTTTATATCTGGAGGAAACTCGGATATAGATTTTTATATAGTGGAGGAATTTCAAAACAAGAAAGTGAAAATTTGTTTATGGAGATTTTAAATAATCTTAAAAAGTTTGAAGAAATATATCCAAACGAAAAACTCGGTAGTGAAGATTCATATGATGTAATTACCGATGAATCTAAAAAATATCCTTTGAAGGGATTAAAAGACAAAATTTCTCCTGTTGCACAAAAGAAAGCAACAGAACTTGAAATGGATCTTTCAAATCCAAAAGAAGAATAATTTTTGTTGACAATTTAAACATATTTTTATATAATAATAAAAATATGAAAAATGTATTAATTCTTGGAAATGGATATATCGGAAAGTATTTGGCAGACTACCTCAAAGCAGATCATAATGTTATAATATGTTCAAAATCTCAATTGGAGTATTCTAATCCAAAAATTTTGTTTGAATATATTAAAGAAAAACAAAATACAGAATTTTATACAAACAAAGGATTTGACTGGGTTATTAATTGTTCTGGATTTACGGGAACTCCCAATGTAGATGGTTGTGAGGATTATAAAGAAGACTGCTATCACTATAACGTAACAGTTCCTCTTCAAATAACAAAGGTATGTAATCATTTGCAAATACCCGTTATTCATATTGGATCTGGTTGTGTGTATAGTGGATATGATAAAATATATTCAGAAGAAGATACACCAGACTTTGGTTCGGATTCTTATGAATCTTCTTTCTATTCAAAGACTAAAGATGCCTTCGAAAAACTTTCAAGGCACATGGATAGATATATTTTTAGAATTAGAATTCCTTTTACCGGAGTTGTCGAACCAAAAAATTATTTGCATAAATTACTAAAGTATGACAATCTTATTTCAAAACAAAACTCAATAACATGTGTGGATGATTTAATGCTATTCATCAAGAAATTTATAAATAATTCAAAAAAACCAGATTATGGGATTTATAATGTCGTAAATGAAGGTTCTGTGGATGCCTCTGATGTTGTTCAGATGCTAAAAGATAATGGAATTGAAAATTTAAATTGGAAATTTATTTCAATAAAAGAAGCAAACTTTAAAGTATCCAGAAGTAATTGCATTCTTTCAACCGAAAAGATTAAAAAAATTGGAATGGAATTGCCAGATGTCAAAGAAAGTTTGGAAAAGTGTGCTAAGGAATTTGCAAATTATATTCGAGTCAATAATTTAATGAAATTGTAAATATTGATAATGTCCCTTAAATTATTAAAAGAAACCAAACAGTTAAAGCAAAGGCTTAACATCTTGATTGAAAACGATTCAAATTTTTTTGATGAAAATTTGAACGGTAAATTGCGTTATACAATAACATCAGAGTTAATGAATAGAGCACGTTATTACGAAAAATATAAAAAAATTCTTTCAAACAACGATAATAATAATGAATTAGCAGACAAAAAATACTTTGAACTTTTAAAAAAAGAACAGATAGAAGAAGTATTAAAGCGTTTACATAAATATAAATACCCAATATTAGCTCCATGGGATCGTGAAATTCTTACTACAGTTCGATCTCCTCTTAAAGAAATAGAAGCAATTCAAATTCAGTTCGGAGCAATAAAATATCGAAGTGATCCAGTAATTTACACAAGAGATATAATAAAAACCGATAATGATGAAAGATATTTGATATTGCATTCATCAAATTCTAGTGTCTATTCATTTAAAATAGAAACCAAATATTTTAATACACAAGAAGATCTTGATAAGATTGCTATGTATTGGGGAACCACGAATGATACACTATTAACAGGAGACGAAAAAACACCTATTATAAAACTTTTACAAAAGAATCGAGAAGAACAAATGTCTCCAACTTCTCAGAAGAAAGTTAAAGAACTAGGAATGGACATAGAAAATATTGAAGGGGAAGAATATTAATATGAAATTTGATAAACTTATAGAAGCATATGAAAAGCAATTGGAATTTGATTTTACAGAAAAAAAGAAAAAGACTCCTAGTGTTGTTGAATTGTCAAAAAATGATGAAGAACCTAGAGTCTTTAACGTATTTTGGGATAGGAATACATACAAAACAACAGCTTCTTCCAAACCACAAGCTATTGGAAACATTGCCGCTAGAATATCAGAAGGAACAAACCAATTATCCACTTTAAGAAATAAAATGGATAATTGTTTAGTAAGAGATATGAAGTGGAACGTAAAATATTAAAATTCTTCGTCTGATAAATTAGATAAATCCAATCTCATTTTTTTAGCCTTTTCTATTGATTTTTCACTAAAGGAAAGAAACCATGGTTTTTGTATAGATCTTACGGTATAATCTTTTGTAAACGCATCATAATTTACCTTTATTTTATCCTGATGCTCTTTTGTTAAAGTTATTGAAATAAATTTATAATTTGAAAATGGACTCCCATATTCTTCCAAATCATAAAAAAATTCATTACAAACTTCGTCAAGAATATCTCCCTTATAATCTGTTCTTACCGCATATGCGTATTTATAATATTCACTATTTTCATATATTCTAAAAACATCTTTATATCTTCCCAATTCTAAAACGACATTTCCGCTAGCATCTTCAAATCTTGTTTTTTCATCTGAATCATATCGATCAGTTTCTTTTCCTTCTATTTTAAATCCCTTTAAAATTGCTCCTTCTACAGTTCTAGGATAATCTTTAAAGAGATTCTTTATTCGATTAAATCTATTTTCCAATTCGGATTGCTCAGAAGACTCCATTAAATTATTCAATCTTCTAGAAAGTTTTTTTGCTTCGTTTAACAATTTATTTCGCATTGTTAGATATTTATTGATATTATCAGATGTTTTCAATAAATTATTGAGATATAATTGATTTTCATTCTATAAATAATATAGAATGAAATTTGATTTATTATATGAAAAGCTTCTAGAAGAAGCAAAGGTAAAAAGAGATCGTTGTTTGAGAAAAGCAGATTCTGTGTACGGAAAGAAAACATCTGCGTATAAGAGCGGAGCTGTTGTAAAGTGTAGACAAGGAAAAATTTGGAAAAAGAAATGAACTTCAACGAAACCGTTAAATGTATTTTAGAAAAGTTCGATCTAGAAAAAAAGGAAGGACTTCATGGTTGGTTCAAAAGAAATAAAGGTAAAGGATGGGTAGACTGTCGCGCAAGTAAAAAAGGAAAACTCGTTCCCTGCGGCAGACAAGAAGGGGAAAAAAGAAAAGGATATCCAGCCTGTAGACCAACCAAAGCAATGTGCAATTCTAGAAAAAGACTCAAAAAAGGATCAAAACGAATTTCTTGGAAGAAAAAAAGTAATTAATCAATATGGGCATGACAATATACGTACAAAAATTATCAATTCCAGCTGAAGAATGGTCATTAGATGTGGAATCTTCAGATCTTGTAGAAGGTGTAAAACAAAAACTAAAGGATCAAGAAGCTCCTGCATCTTATGATCTTAATAAAATTAAACTCTTCTTCGATGGACAAGAACTAGAAAATAATAACACTCTTTCAGAGTATAATATACAAAAATTTTCTCACCTAACATCATCTTACCAAACCAGAGCAGTAAGAACTGTTATATACATGTAAATATTAAAAGATTTTTCTTGATATTTCCAGAAATATCTCATACAGTAAATCCATGTTCACATTCATGGTAATTGCCACTTCAGAAGAAGAAGAACCGTTTCTAGTAGAAGCAAACACTCAAGAAGAAGCACAAACAAAAGCACTGGAACTCTTGGGTTGGCATGTAATCAAAACAGAAGATGATTCAGAATCTGAATAAGATTTTTATTGACAGCAACAAAACCTTTTAATACTATATAAAAATGCCAAGAGGTAGACCAAGAAAAAACATTGCTACAAAGAATCTTATCAATAAGAGTATCGTGGGTGTACGCAAGAAACGTACCAAGTCTATTGTTCCAAGTATTGTGAAAAGACCAATGGAAGAACTAACCACTCAAGAGCGCGAAGACAGAGAGAAATGGTTGGATAGCTTCTTGCCCAAGATTGATCCCAATAAGAAAACTGTTGTTCTTGATTTGAATAAGAATGTAGAAGCATGTAAAGAACATACTAAAGGTGCTTGCGTTCGTCCTGACATATATCTAGACTATGGATGTAATCATTGCTCCCTATTTCAGAATTGTGCATGTCGCCTAAAAAAAGTTAAAAAAAATTATTGACTTTACCGGAAATTTGAAATATAGTCCTATACATGATTTCGAATGACAAAGTTTGGTTGGTAAATAATAAGAGTTTCTGTGGTGGTTACTCTTATTATTTCGGAAGTCCTGCCTTCTGTGGTGGTAGGTAGGACTTCCTTAAATTTGTGAGTTGGTTCCCGATGATCCAATGGGACTGGGCTTGCTCGGTCGAACACAAAATCGGAAAATTGATTTTTGACATTTTAATTTTAGTATGCAATATAGCTCAAGTAGTAGAGTCCTGATTTGTATTCGGG